TGGTGGACCAATTACTAACTTGAGATTCAGAAGTTCTTGGAGTGGATGGAGAAGTTGGAGAACTATTCCTGTTCTTGATGAGAATAATGGTAATGGTGGTTCAATGTACGCTGGTAGATATTACGATTCAAATAGTACTGGATATTATTTAGACCCAGCATCTACATCACAACTTCGTTATGTATTAGCAAACGATTGGTTTAGAGCACAAGGTTCTACTGGTTTCTACTTCCAAGATAGAGGATGTGGTATGAGAGCCGTAAGAGATGAAGGTGGGCAGTATGGTACTGTTGCAACTTATGGTTCGGATGTAGGTGGATATGAAGGATGGTCTATTGGTGGTAGAATTGTGTTTATGCACGATATGAGTTCTGCTAATGGTATTTACAATGATGTAAATAACGAATGGCATATGCTTAACTATCGAAACGATAGAGTAAGATTATACTATAATGGTGGTGAAAAAATAAGAACTGAATCATATGGTGCATATGTTATTGGTTCACTAAGAGCATCAAGTGATATAATCGCTTACTATTCTGATATGAGATTGAAGGATAAGGAAGGTGATATTGAAAACGCTCTTGATAAGATTGGTAAACTAAATGGTTTCTATTATAGAAACAATAAAGAAGCCAATATGATTGGGTATGAGGGAACTGAACTACAAATAGGTTTATCTGCACAAGATGTTAAATCAGTATTACCGGAAATCGTTCATCCAGCACCACTTGCACAATCATTGGGGTATGATTATATGACAATTCAATATGATAGAGTTGTACCACTTCTTGTAAATGCAGTTAATGAACAAAAAGAAATAGTTGATTCTCAAAAAGAAGAAATTGAATATTTAAAATCAGAACTTTTAGAAATAAAAGAGATGATGAAAGAATTATTAAACAAATAATAAAATGGCAATAGAAAAAGAAATAGTTTTAAACAAATTAGAAATTAATGTCAATACACCACACATTGAGGTTGTTAAAAGAGTTTCATTTATAGAAGGGGGTGAAGAAATTAGTAGAACTCATACTGATTTTTTATACACATTCGATAATGATGAACATCTTTTTGCAAGCGAATCGGTTTTTATTCAAGGTATATGGAATGATGTATCAGCTAGTTGGGTAGAAACAACAGGTAGTATCGAATAATATTTGTGTTTAACTAAATTTGGTTATATTTATAGGTGTTAGTTTTCCGTTTGGAGAGCAACCTATATACTTATATATATAAAAGATAATAAAAAATGGCAGTAACTTATTCTTGGGGTATAACCCAAATGACTAAAAAAACGATAGGTTCACACGATAATGTAATATTACATGCACGATGGACTTGTATCGGAACTGAAGGTACTACTGGTACTGAAGGTAGATTTGTTGGAGCAACTCCAATCGATTTTGATTCTGGTTCAGTTGATGAATTTGTTGCATTTGGAGACTTAACCGAAGAATTAGTAATCGGATGGGTTTCATCATCTGTAACAGGCCCAGCTGGATATTGGGACCACATTTCAGAAATGATTCAAAAGGGTATTGATGAGATTGATGATGCATCCGAAGAGATAGGAGATGAAAATCTTCCTTGGTCAACAGGTTCAGTAACTCCAACACCAGTTAGTGGTTCTGGAGATTAATTAATGGTTTCAACGTTTTAGTTATATTTATATTTGTAATAACTAAATTGTTTATTTAATAAACGGAGATAATATGGCAGAAAGAATTGTATCACCTGGAGTATTTACGAGAGAAAATGACCTTTCGTTCTTAGCACAAGGGGTTGGAGAAATCGGAGCAGCGTTCATTGGACCTTTTAAACAAGGTACAGCGTTTGTTCCCACAGTAGTTCGAACTCAAAGTGAGTTTGAAGATAAATTTGGTACACCTGATGGTACTTACTATACAGAGTATGCAGTGCAGAACTATTTAAGGGAAGCAGGAAGTGCAACTATTGTTAGAGTAGCAGGTGTAGATGGTTATAGTCAAGTAGCACCTATTGGTATTGCAGTAACTGGTTCAGCTGGATTAAAATTAATTTCAACACTTCACTCAACACATAATGGTGATGAAGAAGTTGGATTTAGTGGATTTAGTATAGCTGATGGAAGTGCAACTGGTTCATTCGTTGTTAGTGGTAGTGGAATTGGAGAAATATCTTCTTCTTTAGACTCAACTGATAATAACGATGTAACTGATGTATTCGGTTCTAATCCAAGAGGTTCAAAAGATGCATATACATATTCTTACTTTAAGAACGCATATGATGGAATAACTTCTAAAAATGTAGTACAATCAGTTGTATTACCAACTCAAAACTTTACTTACGATGCTAGTACAGCAGCAACACCATATGTAAAATCACAATTAATCTCCGGTGAAAGATATGACCTATTTAAGTTCTATACTTTAGGACATGGTAATGGTGAAAATAAAAGATTTAAGATTTCTATATCTGGTGTTAAGGCAGCGGGTGAAGATGGAGGAACTGATTACTCAGTATTTAGTGTAACTGTTCGTTCTTATAATGATACTGATAAAAGAAAAGTAGTATTAGAATCTTTCAATAATGTAAACTTAGACCCTGCTTCTGCAAATTATATTGCAAGAGTAATTGGTGATAGATGGAGTACTATTGATTCAAATGGTAAAATTACTGAAAATGGTGATTGGATAAATAACTCTAAGTATATTAGAGTAAAAGTAGGAGAGCAAGGTTCTTACCCTGTATCTGCTGCACCATTTGGACATGGAGCTTATTCTAATCCTATTAAAGCAACTGATGAAACTATTGTTCCTTCAGCTGTATTCCAAACAGGTTCTATTGCTAACACAACTGGTAACCCACAATTTTATGCTGGATTTGATTTCGAATCAATTGGTATAAAAGATGATAACGCTAACTATATGAAACCTCTACCTGAAAGTGTAGGAGTTGGTTCTAACTTAGTATTTGGATTTGATGGAAATGTAAGTGGAATTGGATTATCATTAGAAATGACTGGTTCGGCAACTGAGGATATGATTAAGAGACAATTCTCTTTAGGTTTCCAAGGTGGATTTGATGGAATGAGCCCGAATAGAGAAATCGCTTTAGGTTCTTCAATTTCAACTGGAAACTCACAAGGATTTGATTTAACTGATTCAACTAAGTTTGGTTCTAAAGCATACGCTAAAGCTGTGAACGCAGTTTCAAACGCTGATGAGTATGATATCAATATGGTAGTAACACCGGGTATTGTAAGAAGCTTGCACCCATCAGTTACAACTGATGTATTAGATATGGTAGAAGCTAGACAAGATTGTTTCTATATTTCTGATTTAACTTCAGTAAACGATACAATATCGCAAGTAACTACTCAGGCTAACGCAATTGATTCAAACTATATAGGTTCTTATTACCCTTGGGTTAAGACTGTAGATTCAAATACAAACAAATTAATCTCAGTACCACCTTCAGTATTACTACCCGCAGTATTTGCAGCAAATGACGCTATTGCAGCTGAATGGTTCGCACCTGCTGGTTTGAATAGAGGAGGTATTATAGGAGCAGTTAGTGTACTAAATAGATTAACACACTCTGAAAGAGATACTTTATATGAAAACAAAGTAAATCCAATCGCTTCTTTCCCTGGACAAGGTATTGTAGCATTTGGACAGAAAACGTTGCAAGATAAAGCATCAGCACTTGATAGAATTAATGTTAGAAGATTATTAATCAACGTTAAGAAGTTTGTAGCATCTACATCTAGATTCTTAGTATTTGAACAAAATACGGCTCAGACAAGAGGTAGATTCATTAATACTGTACAACCTTATTTAGAAGGAATACAACAAAGACAAGGATTGTACGCATTTAAAGTAGTTATGGATGAATCTAACAATGGACCTGATGTTGTTGATAGAAACATACTTGCTGGACAGATATTCTTACAACCGGCTAAGACCGCTGAATTCATTGTAATTGATTTCAACATCTTACCAACTGGAGCATCGTTCTCAGCATAAACAAAAAAAATGAATAACTAATATTTATTAGTATAAAAGGGAAAATAAAAAAATGGCAGAAGTATTAGAATTTAACGAAATGATGTTCACCAACTTCGAACCGAAGATGAAGAACAGGTATATAATGGAGATTGATGGAATTCAATCATACCTTATAAAAGCTGCAAGTAGACCTTCTATTAACTTTGAGACGGTGAAGTTAGACCACATCAACACTTATAGAAAACTACAAGGTAAGGGAGAATGGCAAGATATTACAATAACAATGTATGACCCAATCGTACCTTCAGGCGCTCAACAAGTAATGGAATGGGTAAGATTAGGATATGAATCTTTAACTGGTAGAAAAGGATACGCTGATTTCTACAAAAAGGATATCGATTTCTATATGTTAGGACCTGTTGGTGATAAAATCGAACAATGGAAGTTGAAAGGTGCATTTATTACATCTGCAAACTTTAATGATTTATCATTTGACTCTAATGACCCTGCTGATATCGAATTAACCCTTTCTTACGATTACGCAATATTAGAATTTTAAGATATTATTCACTACTATCTATATTTTGAAAAGGTTCTCTTAGTGAGAACCTTTTTTATTTTATAACTTTTCGTTTTCGATATACTTATATATACAACTAATAAAGGTTAAATATGAGCGAAAATAAATTTGAATTCCCAACTGAGGTAATTGATTTACCATCTAAAGGTTTGGGATACCCAGAAGGACATCCCCTAAAAAAAGGAAATATTGAAATTAAGTATATGACTGCAAGAGAAGAAGATATTCTTGCATCTCAATCCTTAATTAGAAAGGGTGTAGTATTAGATAAGTTGTTTGAATCAGTAGTTGTAGAACCAAACGTTAATATCAATGATATTTTAATTGGAGATAAAAACGCTATTCTATTAGCAACTAGAGTATTAGGTTATGGTGCAGAATACAAAGTAGAGATAACTGACCCATCTACATTAGAAGAGCAAGAAGTAACTATTGACTTATCTAAAGTAAAAACTAAAGATTTTAATGAGGAATTGCTAAATTCTGAAAATCTTTATAAATTTAAATTACCAAGAAGTGGAGCTGAATTAGAGTTCAAACTTCTAACACATGGTGATGAATTAGAAATTACAAAAGAAAACCAAGCATTGGCTAGATTATATAAAGGAAAGGGAGATAGTACATTTGATGTAACTACTCGTTTAAAGTATATGATTCAATCAGTAGATGGTAATAACGATAGAGGATATATTACTAAGTGGGTACAAAACTCATTCTTAGCATTAGATACCAAAGCATTTAGAAAATACGTTAAGGAAATCAGTCCAGATATGGATTTAAAGTTTAACTTCACTTCGGAGTTAACGGGTGAGGAGGAGGCACTCGATATTCCCTTTGGGGCCGGGTTTTTTTACCCTGCCGAGTAACTACTCAATTCAACTTCATGACCAAATTTGGGAAATGGTTAACTTCGGTAATGGTTTTACTTGGAGGGATGTTTACTTCATGCCAATACAATGGAGAAAGTTCTATTTCAAGAAGTTGATAGATTTAAAGAAAAAAGAATCAGACCAAATGAAAAAGGCTGAAAGACAATCAAAAGTAAGGGTTAGAAAATAATCCTTACTTTTTTTTTATCCAATATTTATAATAGTATAAAAGTATAAACACATTACTCATGTCAAAAAAAGAAACAAACGAAGGTTTATTCTCAGCATCCAAACGCTTTTCCGATGCATTCTTTGATGGTTTAAAGAATAACGCCACAAAAAGAATGTTATCTAAAGCTGAAAAACAGGGTGTACCTGTACCAATAATTCAAAAAATGAAAAATTTACAAAAGGAAAAAGATGAATTGGATACACTATTAGCAAAAATAGAGAAGCAAGCAAAATCTGCAAAAAAATAAAAATATAAATTAAAATGGCTCAATCCAAATTAGATTTATTGAATAAAATAAAGCAAGTTTCAATTGATATTGCATCAATTGAAAAGGATAGCGCCAAATCTCAAGAGGATAGAAATAAATTAATAGAAGCACAAGAACGTAAGGCTAAACGTTTGGGTGCAGAAATAAAAAAAATAAATAAAGAACAACTTGAATCTGCAAAAGGTATTGTATCTGCAATTGGGGAGCAGGAAGAAGGATTAAAATCTCTTACTGGAATATTAACTCCCATAAAAGATATTGAAGAAAGAAGAGTAAAAGCTTTAGGTGAATCCAATATAGCAAGTCAGCATAATATTGATACATTATCTAGAGCACAATCTATTAATGAAAAGATAGCAAATTTAACTTCAACTGATATAGTACAAAGACAGGCTCTAAATATGGAATTAGAGCAGGAATTGGGTTCATTAAAAGGTAGAGGTGCTGCATTAGATAGACAAAAAGGTCTTTTAATGGACTCTAATAAATTAGCTAACCAATATGCTGGATTAACAGAAAAACAACGAGCTTTTTTAGAAAAGCAACATACAGTATATGATGGTATAAAAGATACAATCGGTGGGATATTAGAAACTGCATCATTACTTACATCAACTGTTGGTGGATTATTAGGTGGTGCACTTATTGGTGCTGGTATGGCTGGTAAAAAATTATTAGATACATCATATCAATTAGGAGGTTCCCTTACATCTACATCAAATATAGCAACAACATTATTTGGAACTGTATTTGAAGATGCAGTTGGAACTACTAAAAATCTTTCAAAAGAATTTGGTGGATTAAGTGATGTATCTTTAAAAACTCAATTCAGAACTAACGTAATAGCTAAAAACTTAGGTATTGGGGCTGGTGAAGCAGCATCCCTAACAGGTCAGTTTGCTCGTTTAAATGATGGTTCTGCAGAAACTGCACAAAATTTAATACAATCTACTAAAAACTTAGCACAACAAAATGGATTAGTTCCAGCTGATGTAATGGCTGATGTAGCTAATTCAGCTGAAGAATTTGCACTATTTGGAAAAGAGGGTGGTACTAACATTGCTGAAGCTGCAATAGCTGCTGGTAAGTTGGGTGTTTCAATGGGACAGATTAGTGGTATTGCTGATAATCTTTTAGATTTCGAATCATCTATTAACGCTGAACTTGAGTTAGGGGCTATGTTAGGTAAAAATATCAACTTAGATAGAGCCAGAGCATTAGCAATGGAAGGTGATATGGGTGGTATGGTTAGAGAAACACTTTCAGCATTAGGTGGTATTGAACAATTCAACCAAATGGATTACTTCTCTAAAAAGAAAACTGCAGATTTATTAGGTGTATCAGTAGCTGAATTCCAAAAGATGGCAGCTAACGCTGATAAATTAGGTAAAAATGGAGAAATA